TGTGAAGGAGCTGGTGTGGGTTGTGCAGCGTGACTCGTTTGTGGACTGCACGCCCGGCCAGAACTTCATCACGGAGGTGAACGGCTGCCAGCCTTTCAACTACACGGATGACTTCACCACGGAGGGTATCGTGATGGACATCCTGGCGCGCGGCTCCCTGGGTACTGGTCAGGGCAGGGCGGCGGGTGGCCTGGTGATCCCCACCACTGCTGGCGACGGTCCTTCTGGTCCTTACCTGCCCGGTATCGGTATCGCGTTCGGTCCTTCTCTGGGCGGTGCGTCTTGGCTGGACTCTGGCTCCGACCAGGGTGAGGAGGTGTTCGCTGCGACCACCAACTACCTGCTGGCCAAGGTCATCCTGGACTCTGGTGTGAAGTGCTCTGGCAAGAACCCCGTGGAGGTTGCCAAGCTGCAGCTGAACGGCCAGGACCGCTTTACGGAGCGCGAGGGTCGCTACTTCGACCGCGTGCAGCCTTACCAGCACCACACTCGCACGCCTACCCCTGGTATCAACGTGTACTCCTTCGCCCTGAAGCCCGAGGAGCACCAGCCCAGCGGTACCTGCAACTTCTCCCGTATCGACAAGGCAACCCTGCAGCTGACTGTGTCCGTCAACACGGTGCGCCTGGGTCGTACGGCTCAGGTGCGCGTGTATGCCGTGAACTACAACGTGCTGCGCGTGATGTCTGGTATGGGTGGTCTGGCCTACTCCAACTAAACAGGTTAGCCTGTGGTTGGTAGTGGTCATACATGAGTGACCAACTAAATACTAAAAAATAAAAATAGGGGGAAACCCCACAACTGTGTTTGGAAACCCAAAAACAGTTGTGATTGAATAGCAATGAAAGTCGCATTTCTGACAAACCATATTTCGTATGGTGGAACAGAAGTATCGCTGTATGATTATGCGCACTTCAATGAAGTTATACTTGGGAATCAGTCCATCATTCTGACTCGTGACTTTCGAGCAACACACGGGGAGATCTATGCCAAGTTTGCGAAACGGTTTCCAGTGTTCTACATCACAACTCAAAAAGGCATTGATGATATTGCTGTGAGGGAGAATGTCGATGTTGTCTATGTTCAAAAGTCAGGAGAACCGGATTGGTTTGTCAGCACAAAGAAGAAATGCGTAGTACACGCGGTATTTGAGACACGTTATCCGCACGGAAATGTATATGCCGCAATCAGTTCATCACTAAACACCTTGTATAAGACTACTATTCCCGTTGTTCCGTATATGGTCTATCTGGAGGACACGGATCAAACATTTCGCGAAGAGCTACGTATTCCTTCGGATGCGATTGTGATTGGACGTCATGGTTCGTATGGATCCTTTGACATCCCATTTGTTCGCAACGCATTGCCAAGTATTTTGGACGCACACCCAAACATGTATTTCGTAACGATGAACACTGAGCCCTTTGCCCAACATCCTCGTATCATCTATCTCCCTCGCACAACCGATCTACGCGTGAAACGGAAATTCATCAACACATGCGATGTTATGCTTCATGCGCGAACACGAGGAGAAACCTTTGGTCTGGCATGTGGCGAGTTTGCTCTGACCAAAAAGCCAATTCTAACCTATGGAAACTCTACAGAACGCGCACACATCGATATTCTAGGCAAAGACTGCTGCATGTATACGAATGAAACCGAACTACGAACGCTCATTGATACACAGGCTTGGAAGTCGATAGATATGTCAAACAATGGATACCTACAGTATACGCCTGAAAAGGTGATGGGTGTGTTCCGGTCGGTGTTCTTATCGTAACGATTTAGTCGCTTCTACTCGGAAAAGTATATACGATGTTTTCAGTATTACAACGCTTTGGCTGGTCTCCGAAGAACGTTCTGGACATTGGCGGGTTTAAAGGAAATTGGACTCGCCAGGTTCGCAACATGTTTCCGTCTGCCGGGTTTGTCATCGTTGAACCGAATCCTCACAAAGAACTGGAAAGCGTAGGCGCTCCTGTTCATTACGAGGTTTTATCATCGGAGATCAAGTCTGTTCCATGGTATTCAAACATGTCAACTGGCGATTCGCTGTACAAGGAGAAAACACTTCATTATGAAAGCGTTCAGGGAGTCATACGCAATACAACTACACTTGACACATTGTTTCCTGACACTGTATTTGATTGCGTAAAGATTGATTGCCAAGGTGCTGAGCTTGACATTCTCAAGGGTGGACAGCGTATGATTGCTCACACAGATGTTGTCCTTCTTGAATGCTCATTCGCTGGACAGTACAACGCAGGAGCACCCAGTTTTCTAGAGTATATATCCGCATTGGATTCCCTTGGGTTTGCTCCTCTTGATATTACAGAGCTTCATAGAGCAGGTACTATCCTCTGCCAGATTGACATTCTCTTCTTGCGCAAGTCGTCTCCATTATGGACGCAGATTCAGCAGAAGATGACGCATTAAGTGGTTAGGTAGAATTGAGGATTGGTAGGAAAGTCACTGTGCGAAGGTTTGTAGAACGGATCTGTCCAGTTGTCAAGAATACACACCGGTAGTTTCCCATACAACGACGAGAGTGAATTCCGCAAGACAACTGGTGTAGCCCCACATAACAACGCTTCGTATACACGGTGCGTGTCCATACCCGTTCCTTCGGGACATAGCACATAGTTTGACCGACACAAATCGGCATAGTATTCGTCTACGGAGAGACCCTGTTTTAGTACAACCCGTGTATCGCGTTGAAAGACTTCCGCACACTCTTTCCGCTTTTTCACATTCGTTACACTTGTAAAGTTCATATAGATGTCAATTGTTTTTGGTTCGTTTGTAGGAGCGAATGTATGTAGAAATGGCAACTGTCTATCTACGAAACCAAGCGGTATCGTAGTTAGCTTGGGATGATATACAGAAGTGTTGATGGCATACATATGCAGGGCATGTGGTGCAAGTAAACGAAGTTCTGGCTCTCCGAAGGATCGGTCGGTATTGTGAACAATAAACACGAACTTCTTTATCGATACGACCGGGAGTGATAGCGTGAGAGAATGTAGGAAATCTCCATTTACAAACACCCAGTCCCCCGAGTTCGCTCGTCCGTAATAAAACACATCGCGCGCTGGGTAGCGCGGGTCTACAACCCATCTACATAAATCGGAAAATGACTTTCCGGAAATCATTATCTATATAAGATAATTCAAATGGTAAATGTATTCTCCTTCTGCCTGTATGGACCGGAGAATCCTAGGTATTATACAGGTCTTCAGGGAAACGTTCTCCTTGCGGGAAAACACTTCCCCGACTGGAAGCTCTATGTGTATCTCGGGTCGGATGTAGAGCCATCCATGATACAGTTACTTGAGCAATGTCCCAACGTTGTCCTTCGCTATACCAATATTACCGGTCCCCTCAACATGATTCATCGATTCTACGCAATCGACGAGCCTGATGTAGAAGTCATGATGGTTCGGGATGCGGATAGTCGTATTCACTGGAAAGACCGCTGGGCGATTCACGAGTTCATGAATCAACCAGAGTTCATTGCGCATACCATTCGGGATAACGTTCAGCATAGCGCAGATATGATGGGTGGGTTGTGGGGGATTCGTAAGTCGTCCGGGTTAAACATGCACGAGGAGTACGCAAATTACACAGAAAACACGTCGCGAGGAGCTCGGCTTGGACATGATCAGAACTTTCTCGGTGATGTTATCTATCCGAAGGTTGTGTCTCGTATGTTGGTTCATTATAGCAACGGTAAACGCAAGACTGGAGAACGTGCGGTTGAGTTTCCATTTGAATGGACAAACGACATATATTGTGGTCGCATAGAGACGAATTTTGTAGATCGCCTACCACCACCTCCAAAACCAACTATATTTTCGTTTCCATCCCCAATCGTTCGCATTCGTGACCCAGTGTTCGTTCAATCTGCGCCACAAACTGTTCGTGAACCTGTTCGTGAACCTGTAGCAGTTCCCAACATCATAAAGTTTCTGCATAGAAAGTAAATGACTGACGGTGGAGTTCAAGAAGGCGGCAAGATGAAGCGCATTGGATCTCGGGCCCAGGTGATGCATGGAACTGCCCATCACACTCCTGGTGGTCTGACCAGGAACGACCTCAAGATGAACAAGTGGGGTCGGATTGTGTCCAAGGCAAAGTCTGCCAAGGCGAAGAAGGACAATCGTCTGGTCAAGTTGGGCTTCAAGACTCGGAAGGGTAAGTTTGGTGTGGTCAAGACTGGGAAGAAGACTCGTCGGGGCGGGAGCTGGTATTAGGACAGACAATAGATAGTATCCACTCGTATAAATCAATCGTAGAATGAATCATTTGGTGGTCTTCAAATGCTACACTGTATACAGCAATCGCTTCAATGGTAGAAGCTACAATCGTAAGACCATCGTTGGTATGTTTCATGTAATGAAGGTCGGTAAACCTAATTATCTCCTTCTTTCCAGTTGTGAACACCAAAACCCAAGTTCCCATCATTCGCGTAGGCGACTTCATGAGAATAATGCCGGTATTCTTGAACTCGTATACATCATTAGCCTTGTATGTGAAGGACATACTTGAAATACTTTACGCTTGTGTAGATAAGAATGGGATTCGCGTTGTTTGGAACTCCGTTGTATCTCAATGAAAAGTGTATACTTTTTTCGGCATTTGTGATTGCGGTGTATTTTATGCCTCATCAGAAAGCTTGGCAGCATGAAGCCGTGTTTGTGTTTATTCTTGCGATGTTTGCGTATGTGTTGATGGCATGGTATGACTACATCTATGATTGCAACGATAAATTGGGACCTACCTTTTTCGGTGCTCTGATTGGTTGGTTCAAACCCTATGGCGGTGTTCCTCCCGAATACCCACCTCTGCCTGTTAAGTACAAGAAGATTGTCGCTGCTTTCGATATTGTGGTCTTAGTTGTGCTTCTTGCGCTGGTGTTCTATCCGTATACTTCTCGGTATATTCCTTTCCTGAAGTAAAGCAATGGAATCAGCCCTGTTGGCTACTGGAGCGGCAGTCGGTGCCGTAGGCGCATATGGCGCAAGCGTTGCTGCGAAAGATAATCCTTCTACGTCATCACTTCGATTTACGATCGAAGAACTTCAAAAGCAGATCAACAAATTAAAAGAGGCACAGGATGCATGTTGTAAGGCAGAAGCTGTAGCTGCTGCTGTGGCAGCTCCTGCTCCTGCTGAACCCGTGGCTGCTGCCGTGGCTGCTCCTGCTCCAGCTCCAGTGGCTGTTCCAGTTTCTCTTGCTGGAGTCCCGGCTGCTCCCGAAACTACCGGGGATCTATTGGATCTTTCTGGTTTGGCATCCGCTCCTGCTCCTGCTCCAGCGCCGGCATCCGATTTGTTTGATCTATTTAGCACTCCTGCTCCAGCTCCAGTGGCTGTTCCTGTTTCTCTTACCGGACTCCCATCTGCTCCGCCCCAAGAACCTGAGCTTCCAGGTACGTCTCAACTTGTATCTGTTTCGCCCCAAGAACCTGAGCTTCCAGGTACGTCTCAACTTGTATCTGCTCCGCGTCTAGAAGCTCGTGCACCAGTACAAGGAGATCGCATTGCGCGCAATCTGTTTGATCGGGATGTTACGGAAAAGATGAACAGTATTCTCCCAGCGGCAAAGGCTGTTTTCGAGAAGGCAAAGAGTATAGATAGTTTGTCCCCACTTACCGCATCGTCTCCTGCTTATCCTCCTATTCGCGAAAAGCCCACAAAGGGAGGTCTCTGGCCTTTCACATCTAAACCGGTTCCTGCTCCTGAACCTGTTCCTGTTTTTACCGTTATCGACGAAGAAGATTTGTTGTTGCAACAACGACTCCTCAGATCAAGAATACCAGAACTACGTAAGCTCATTGATGAAAACACATCAACGTTCGCAGAGTATACAAACGCACCGACGCTTGATGCTAGAATACCATATGTTGCGACACTGAAGGCAAATCTAGATGCAATGGCGTCGAAAACGAAGGAAGTTGAAAGCAATATCAAGCTTCTAGAGGAATTATCCGCAAAAAAATCCGCTTACGAATCCTTAAAACAAACAGAAAAGGCAGAACAACAAAGGGCAGAGGCAGCGGCAAAAACAGAACAACAAAGGGCAGAGGCAGCAGCGGTAGCAGCACAGGCGAAACGGGAATACCAGTCTACATCTATTCAAGACACATTAGAGGAAAAGTCTGAAGCAGCATTGGCATGGTACACCGATATGATAGACTATTTTAGCACAAACATCTCTAGAAGGCTTAATGAACTTCAAACCAACTATGCTCCAGACGATAAAAGTATACTCGATAAATACGTAGAAACAAAACAATGGTTCGATGTAGTGGTGGGGAGTCCTCCTATCGATAAGGATTTTTTAGGCGAGGGCAAGATGGGACTACAGAAAGCATACGACGACTTCAAAGCGGCAGCGGGAACGCAGAAGTCCGGTATATTGGGTATTACACGAAAGACGAAGAAGTATTTGAATAAGGAATATAAAGGAAACCCTTCTAAACCCGTGCCAAGCATTCCATATTATCCACCAAAGCGTAGAGGTGGTACGCGTAAACGTAAGCGTGGCGGTGCTCTTCAGAAATTGATTGATTTGAAAGCACGAATTGAAGCACAACTTGACTATTACAACAGAGTGAAACCGGATGTAGAAGCATTCAGAGAAGAAGCAGATCGTTTCATCAATGCCAAGGCAGAGGAGTACCCGAAAACAGTAACGGAAACGATGCAAGATCGCATTCGAGAAAACGAGGCACTCAATCAGGAACGCCTTCGTAAAGCAGCGCAGGTTTCTACGCCAACGAGGGCACCTGCGTCATCTCTTGACGCTATACCCACTATCGCGAAAAACCCTCTATTTCCAGAAACCCGCATTCCTTCCCCTAAACCCTCCGCAAGTACGGGACTTCCTTTACCATCATCCGCACAATCGTCTACTCCTCCACCGCCAGCCCCGAACACAGGGGCAGCAGGTACGGGTCTCGAGGAATCTCTTAGCCAAAAACTTACGCGTATGGTGGAGGAAGCACGGGCAGCCAGCGCGGCACGTGATGCAGCAGAAGACAAGAGATTAGAGGAAGAGAGAAAGAAAAATAGGATAACGTCTTTGAGTTCACCTCCAGCCTCGAACACGGGGGCGGCAGGTACAGGTCCCTTGTCGCCCACGGAATTAAATGATATAGCAAGCCGGAATCCTTCTTTAGGACCCTCGCTGGTTCCCGGTGTTGGAACGACTCCGACAGCCGAACGCAGGTCGGCGACACAGGTGTTCGGTAGTTTATCCCAAGGAAACAAAACGACGGTAGGCGAAGGAGCCAGTGTGCCCCCAGGTGCCAGGACCAGTGGCGGATTGCGGAAAAAGAAGTTAAGGAGTCGCCGTGGGGGTAAACAAAAGAAGAATGTCAGACGAACTCGTCGTAGCTAAGACAGTCCAGACTGCTCCCATTCGCACTCTCGCAGAGGGACTGAAATCCATGCTGGTGGAGATGAGTTTGGTTTTTGATAAGGATGGTGTTCGCATGATTGCGATGGACAACACCCGCACCGTTCTGACTCATATGAGGCTGTATGCGGACAAGTTTGAGCATTACGAATACAATCATTCTGCTCCGCGTTTGGATGTCGGTCTGAATACGGACCACTTCTATCGTGTAGTGAAGACCGTCACGAATGACGATACGATTACGTTCTCTGTGTCCAAAGCCGAGTCCAACCACCTGACGATTACGTTGGAGAATGGAGAGAAGAAGAGACGTGTACGTTACCGTCTGAATCTGCTGGATCGCGATGATTCTGATATCTCCATTCCTGAGCGTGAGTTTACCACCCGCATTACGATGCCTTCGCTTGACTTCCAGAAGATCTGTAGGGATATGACTCTGCTGTCTGCGAAGACTGTGGACATTAAGAATGTGGGCAATTCACTCACATTCACCTGCAAGGGACCATTCGCAACACAGACAGTGACAATGGGTGATTCTGCTTCGGAACTGAATATCAACAAGAAGGAATCCGACGAGATTGTGTCCGGAACCTTCAGTCTTCCTCACTTGGTGCTGTTTACCAAGTGCTCCAATCTCTCCAACAATCTGGAGATTCACCTCAAGAACGACTGGTTTTTAATGATCCGTTACGTGATCGCGAACCTCGGCGATATAAAGCTCTGCTTGATGCCCTGTTCCGCCTAGTCACGCGACCTGCTGTAGGTTTAGGTTTTATATCTTCTCCATCCGGACCGGCTGCAACTAGTTCTTCCTTCTCTATCTCTTTGTCAGGTTCCTCGCCTTCTCCTCCGGATTGCCGATCCTTACTGAACTTGATTTTGTAGATGGTGTTGTATACCGATTCCACATCCGGATTTGGGGTTGTTGATTCGTAAACATAACCGACAGCCGTATAAAAGTCGGCTATTCTATCGTTTGTTTCCGTCACGTAACTGCGTGCTTTCGTTCCCGACATGTGTTCTTCTTCATTCGCGGGTCTATCTATTTCGCGTTTGGATTGATGTCCTAGACGTAAGAAACCGCCTGGTTGACGTTTATTTTCCCCTCTTCCCCAAATACTCGCTCCGTCTCCAAAAAAGTCAGACGATTCTGGATCGGCACGTTCGGCACCTAAAACGACTGTAACGTTTTTGGCTTCATATTTCTTTGTATCTACCAACCATGTCAATGCCCTACCGGGACCTCCGCAACTTGGTTTACAGTTGGCAGTATCAACAAATGTTACGCCAGTGCTTTTAGGAAAGAGGTTTTCTAGAAGCTTGATTTTCTGAGCAGATGTCAGTGGATTCCGAGCGGGATCTGTTGTCACAGATGAAACAAACACATACGCGTCTCCGCCTATGCGTTTGGCTTCACTTAGTACACGATCAATCAACATACGATGACCAATGGTTGGTGGTTGAAATCTACCTACGGTATAGACCGCTTTCGCCATTGTCTTTGTCTAAGATAATGAACCAACGGGTAAAACCAATGTATATGGAAGACTGGGATAAGACTACCGCACCTCAATCCGCAGATGGTTGGGAAGAAAAACCCGTGAAAAAGAAAGGAGGAATGGCGAAGACGCGTAAGAATAGAACATCCGGTGGCGATATCGTTACCCATCTGTTGACGATTCGCAACCAGGTCAAACTCTATCACTGGCAGACCGGTTCGTTTGCCCGTCACAAGGCCACAGATGACCTGACCGCTGCGTTGGATCTGAACATCGATGCATTCGTAGAATCCTACATGGGACGCTACGGACGCCCGAGTGTTTCGGGAAGTATCAAATTACATAATTTCAGTGAGTCGGCAGCTCGTGCTTTTGTGGCGAAGGAGACTAAGTATCTCGAGTCCGAACTGCCTCGTAAGATTGGTAAGAATGATAGTGACCTATTGAACCTGCGCGATACAATCCTGGGTGACCTGACCAAGGTATTGTATTTGTTTACGTTACGTTAATAAAACGCAATCGATGCTGCGAAATCGTAATTGTTCAAGTTTCCACCAGTTACAACAAACCGAGCATCGAATAAGTCTCCTCGTCTATAGTCCACAGAGTGTCTGACATTCGACGTCAACGTTTGTCCCGCAACAATCGTCATACTCATGTCGGTTAGTGCATTGTTTTTGTACATGGACATTTTGACAGAGTGTCCTGCGGGAATCGCAGGCGAAGATTGGAATGTCCCCGAAAACATAATCATATTCTGAGTGACAGGAATACCAAATGTAGTTGTAGGCAAATCGCCCTGACGCACGAAGCCGGGAACAAGGTAATATGTAGTTCCATTCGCAAAGTTTCCAGTGGTTCCGAAATGCGTGATGGCTCCCTCCGTAGTAACCGAGAAGCCATTCCCATTCGCAGTGTTGTTGACAAGGTCTGCCGATCCCAGCAGGATTTCTCCTGCGGTTCTGTTGAGATCATAATTTGAACCCGTTCCATCACCACCGCGAACCGTTGAGTGTTTGATGGATACGTAAGACCCTGCGTTTGTTGTTTCCACTCCGACAATGTTGTTTCCTGTTCCGCGAGCGTTGATATTTGTATCGCGTATTCCAAACCAATTGGAACCTGTCACATACAGTCCGCGAACAATACCCGTAGAGGATGCGTCTACACTGACCGTAATTCCTCGTGTAGCGTCGGATGCACTATATGTGGTTGGGGATGAACCCGCAGATAACATGCCGACAATCGTATTGGACCCTGTGCCACTGGAGGTGACGTTGACAACCATCGTTCGCAGTTTGGATGTCAAGGGAGTTCCTGAAGGCCAGTCCACGCCTGTAAGATTGACGTTGGACGTGGACGTAAGCGTAAACGTCATATCTTCCACACGACAATTGGAACCCATCGTCAAAAGAGTTGTGTTGGATGTCGTATTCAACTGTTGAACGGTGACGGTTTGGGTATTGGCTCCTCGTAGAGCCACCCCCGTTGGAATCGTAAGCTTCTCATTGTAAGTTCCAGGTCTTACAAAGACTGTCTGTCCTGACGTCGCACTGCTCAATGCTGAGTTGATAGTCAAAAAAGGAAAACGTGTAGGGTCTGCTGCGGCGGTTGTGTTGTTTCCATAGACAGCGTCTACAGTGAGGATATTTCCAACCTGGAGGATTGGTCCGGTTGCCCCGGTTGCACCTGTACCGCTAGCGGTTCCTGGAATACCCTGAGGTCCTTGGGGTCCAGTGGGTCCGTTTACAGCTGCTGATACCTTACCTACGCCTGGAATGTAACGATAAAGGGGCGGTCCCGTAAGAGGTGGTATTGTGCTCATGTCTTACTTTACATTAGACAAGATTATGCTAATCCAAGAAACTCACGACCAAGTTTCGACCCCACAAACATCAATGCAAGACCGGTCAATGCGATAGTGGAGTGTTGGGGCATAGAACGAAAAAGAAGAACATGTGATACAAGAAGAACAAAGACTCCCGCCCAAAACATCAACACATACAAGTCCATTTTATTACTTGGGGCGGAGATTATGTGCTTTATAAACGATATCATCGCCCAACTTCATCTTCAGCGTTGGACTAAACAACTTGCGATCACTAATGGTTGCCAGAGTGTTCCAAACCTTGATGATATGGAAGTGACCCTTGGGGGACAACGTGACACCTACGATGGTCTCGTTCTTGTCCTTGAGCATCTTGCTCGCCATACAGTGGACCATACAATCTACAAACACTTGATGCGTCTCGCTTGCGTCAACCTTCTTAGACCAGGCGCCTCCCTTGTCATTCTCGGGCGCATCCCACAGAGGTCGGTAACCTTCGCGCATCAAGAAGAACATACCTGAATTCCAGGCTTCAGGCGAGATGGCTTCCACAACAGACCAGAACTCAGACGCATTGTCAAAGGTTAGAATCTTAATGTAGCTCTCCAACGAATAGTCATTGTTGTTGGGATCATGGTACCAAAGGCAGAACGTGTTTGGAAGCTTTAACTCAGACATTTTGGGGAGGTTTGTGTTCTTGTAATATACCGGAATCCGTTTTCAAAAAGTTATCGCGTATAGTCTTCGCACCTTCTATGGTTTTAGAAGACCCAACGTATTTTAGGGATCCGTTTATTTTAAAAACAATCCGATACACATTTCTGTCACTTCGTCGTTGTATTCCGAACATATCGCTCGTATGATGAGTCGTGTTCATCATGTTTCTTGAACGGTTACTCCATCTTAAGTTATCAACTCTATTGTCTGTTTTAATACGATTTATATGGTCTATTTCTTTCATACCCTCTTCATTTTCAATGAAAGCGCTTGCTACTAGCTTGTGAGTTAGAATTGTATACTTACACCCATCGCGGTACACAGACGTTTGATAGTATCCTCTAGTATCTTTGTTTGGTTTTAACGTTTTATGTGTTATTGTATTTCTAACATTTCCAAATGATGAAACTTCATACGTTTCAAAGTCTTTTATAGGTTTCCATATTTCTTCCATGTATACATTGTGTATTTTATCTCAAAACGGATTTCTCCACACAAGAACACAGTAGAGCTGTCTCATTCAGTATGGATATTACAGCAATCTACGCAGCTCGGGCTCTGCCCCGCCCTTCCCTTGGAGATGATATTCTGGCTACCATCTCCAAGTTGAAGATTTCTTTCAAGCCTCCGTTTCGTCGCGCGAACTTCCGAAAGCGCCAAGAAGACGATAACTGGAGGAATAGTGCTCTGGTCGCAGCTGTTCGCAAGGTCAAGGAGAAGGACGACGCAGACTACAGCGAGATCGTGAGCAACATTAACAAGTTGAGCAAGTCCAATTATACCAAGCTGATGACTGACTTCCTCGAGAGAATCGCCAAGAGAGATGCGATGTTTCGGTTACGAGTTACAACACTGCTGTTTGATTTCGGCGTCAAGTCTACATTCTTCGCACCCATCATGGCGGATGCCTACAAGGACATCGCAGCCGCACATCCAGACGCTCTCCAGGATCTCGCAACACAGACGTCTATGTTTGATACACTCTACGACACTACACAGATTGTGGTGGTCCCTGCGTCTTCCGAGGCTGGATACGATGAGGCGATCATCGCATGGACAAAGCAGAAGGAGATTAAGCGTGGATTCGCAGCCTTTGTGGCCGAACTCTACAGCCGAGGTCTGGTGCCTGAGGAGACGATGTCCGGATTCTTGAAGCAAGTGTTTGATGAACTGCGTGAGAGTGTACGTGCTCCCAAGACACCTGCGAATGAGGAACATGTGGATGCGTTGGTTCGGTTCCTGTTTGCGGTAGCCACGAAGGTTCCTATCCGAGCGGGAACCAGGGAGATTCTGTTGATTCCCAAGCCTGAGACACCTAGCTTGAACATGAAGAGTCGCTTCAAGCTTGAGGACGCAAACAAGGCGTCCAAGTAAGCGTTCAATTTCCACAGAATGCCTTCAAGGCTCAACACAAATGTCTGTTCCTAGTGCTACAGTTATGGTCCAAGCCGCCAAGGTCGCCGTTGAGGAGGACCGCCCTATTTATTTGGATTATTACACGGACAGCATTGCGAAGAAGTGCTGTATCGGCGTGCAGGGCTCCGGCACGAAGATGCTGGTCAAGTCCGACACCGAGTACACGTCCTCGATCGAGAAGATCATGCGTCTGAAGGAGGAGAATACCTGGCTGGTTCTGACGGAGAACAGCCTGTATGTTGTGTCGGGTGATATCCCCGTCAAGAAGATTGTATCTTCAGGTGAGGGGTCTGCTTAAATACAATGGACTCCTTCCCTCCACCCCATAGAGTCTTATACGAACCTTTGAACGATAGAGAGGCGCTGGACGTTTGGACTGCCTACAAAACTGCTCATAATCATGAAGCGGACTTTGAGGAGGTAGATGCGGCTGTGATGAATGGAATGGAAGATTTCGCAAAGTGGTTCAACCAGTGGATTACCTTTGCACCCTCTCGGCCCGGCGTTCGGGTTCGTATTCTGATGGTATGGCATGCTCATTTTTTGAGTTTGGCTTGCCAGCAAATGTTGCGCAGGTCGTTGGAGCAGAGATCGTTTCGCTGTAGGATTTGGTTTCATATCGAAGAACCGGCACTTCAAGCGGCTATTCTGAGTCGGTGTATCGTCAAGACACTTCCTACGTATAGACATCTGCCACATATCATTGGCTCTCCGTTAGATGTGTCTCTCTGGAAAGACCCGCGTCTCTACGAAACGAATCTACTCGTATCTAGAGAATAGACATCATGCGAGTCTTTACCGATGGTGCGTGTTCTTCGAACGGAAAGCCGGGAGCAAAGGCTGGATACGCAGTTTGGTTTCCTGAACACAAGTCCATGTCTATGTCACAGAAAGTTCCAGAGTCTCATCCTCAGACCAACCAACGTGCAGAGATGGCAGCAATTCATCAGGCAACTCTGATTCTTGAAGAGAACGGGTTTCATGACGAGGATATTGTAGTGTATACGGATTCGGATTACTCGATTAACTGTTTGACCAAGTGGATCACCGGCTGGGTTTCGCGTAGCTGGAAGACTGCGGAAGGACGTGACGTTCTTCATCGTGATCTGATCGAGGATACGTCGAAACGATTGGCAAAGTTCAAAAGTTACAGGTTTGTTCATGTGCGATCTCATACAGGCGGTGAAGATGACTTGTCGCGCAACAACGACATTGTCGATCGCATGGCAAGAGGAACGATTGATTCATCCGTGTCTGTCGCTCCTAGCGCCGCAGCTGAAGACATTCTGTTTGAAGGGTGTCCATTACGACTGATGGGATCTCCTGTCTCTCAAACTTCCATCATTTCCTGGATGCGTACAAACCTGGACAAGCTGGATAAGGACGTTGTTGACAAGCACTTGATGAAGGCAATGACAGAATTGTGTAAGACACGCGATGTTACACTGACAAAGCAGACCATCCAAAAGACGCCGATGATTCGTGCGGAACGAATGAACTTACAAATAAACCGCGTAGAAACAGAAAAGAATGACTGACGTTCACCTGATCCATTTCTGGTCTCCTACCTGCGGTCCCTGTATGACGATCAAGCCATCTCTGGAGATGGTGAAGGAGGAGTTTGAAGACAGGTTGGATTGGAATTCAGTGAATACGAAGGAGGACCCCAAGGGGTATGCGCGGAAGTTTGGAGTCTCGGCTGTGCCTACGATTATTGTGTTCAAGGGGAACACGGAGATCGGGCGCTATTCGGGCACTCAGATTGCGATTATTTATCAGTTGATTCGGAAGGCGCTTGCTGCTTAATTTGGGCAGCTGTCGGGCTTGGCAGGAGTACCGGTGCCCAGGTTTGCGCCTGCTAATTGTGCGAACGCATCACGAGATTGTTGAGTGGATAAGTCGGGAACGGCATTACCATTCGGAAGGACAACGTATGGATACCCATCGGCATCATACATTCTCCCATCCGGTCCTGCTGTTAGATCGCCTTTAGTTTTTACAGGGAAAGGTGAAATCACAGAAGAAGGCAGACGATTGGGGAAGTACGTCTGGACAATTCCATACGCACTACCACCAAACACAATGCCTTCAAAGAGTGCGCGAACAGACTGTGCAACACCAGTGTCATTATCACAGCCTCCTGTCATGAGAAGAACCGCAGTCTGCATGATGTAGAAGAACCCAAACATCGTAATAGACGCCGCTGCGTTTATCCACCCGCGGTTTCGCACAAGGTCAAAGATGTAATAGCAGAAGACCGTTGCGGTAACCACAAGAGTCTGGGGTGCGAATGTCGTTTTCCATCCTTGAAATCCTTGGACAGAACATCCATCGTATTCCGTAAAGAAGGGTGCACCACCCTTTTTGCCGCCGGCAGGTGGGTTTGGAGGTGGATTCGCAACACCGTTTGCAGAAGCCAAAAGTTCATTCAGACCTTTCCAGAAATACTGCATCGCATAGTTTCCGAAAATAGACAACACTCCCACCAAACTGGGGATAGACCACACACCCTGATATGTGAACATGTCTGCCAGAACACCAAACAACAGCAGGATGTGGGGCATATACGTGATCGTATCTACCGCTATACCTGCCGTACCCAAATTCAGCTGTCCAGTAGCTGGCATAGATCCCTTCAGAGCATATGCCGTTCCAAGGATGGAAACGGTAGCCACAACAATTGCGGTAATCAGGTTTGTCCACCATGGAGTGTCGGGATACGCAGGTTTCGGTGTAGGAACCTTTGGTCCTCCTTGATTATCACTCATTGTTTACTTCAAGAGACTTGTTTTATTGTCTATGAACAACAATGGGTGGCGGTGGTTCAAAACCGGCAGAACCAGTGATTGTAGAAGATGAACCGCCTGCGGGTTCCGAAGAATCGTCAATTGTGTATCCAAATCGTCCCGGTTTACCGCGATTAGATGGGATTTCTCGTACACTTGCGAATGAGTGTAACAACTGTAATCTTCAAGTTGTGTCGGGTATATCCAGTTCCAGCGTCAAGATATCGCGTGAGTTTGGAACAGTTTCGTTCAAGCAATGTACGAGATACTACGCAGACCTCAGACGTGTTCGGGAAAAGAAGATGTCCTTTCAGGATTTCTTAAACAACCTTCAGGAGGGCGTGTATTATCGTGGTCAGGACAATGGATTCTGCGAGCAAATACAGTTGTCCAGTGAAGATGCTGCGAAAATGACGAAGATTGAAGAATACGATGAAGGAAAATTGCGCTCTGTTCGTATTCAGCAGGCAAGTGCCGGTGGATTTTCAGCGAATACAAAGGCCAAGATCACACCAAGCATTCCTTTCCAGATGCGATTTTCGGCAGCCGGTCAGTCAGCCGTTGACATTCCAATTCGGAACATTACACTCTATCATCCCTGTCCCATTCGTATTGAAGGTGTCCAACCAGACGCAGTGATTTCGTTGAATGACCCATCGTTTGGAAATCCCGATTATGTAATATTGGTTCCCTTGGTGGCGAAGAATGTACCCGGACCTTCTGTCGGCTTTCTTCAAAAGATACTTTCGCAAGCCACAACAGTTGCTCAGCCTGATCCAGCGTCTGGACAGTATATTGGACGAGACATTCCCACCGGGCAGAATTGGAAACTCAATCAGCTGTTCGATGCTGTCGTTGGAGAGAATGGCAAAGACTTTGATGTGAAGAGTGGGTTTTACGTCTGGAAGGGAATGCCTGGACTGGATAGGGTGAAGGAAGTGAGCGGGTCGACCGTTCGGTTCAAATGGGTGGATTCGGGAAAGCCCACTCCTCAGTATATTCTCATTGATACACCCGTAGTTTGTAGTCCGGCAGACATGTCTACACTAACGGGTTCTCTCCCAGTGACTCCGGCTTCTGATGCCATCCACGCTGTTCTGTACAGCGGCAACCCCTTTCAACGGGGTATTGTTCACAAACAGGGACCTCCTGGCAACTGCTTCTCCACAGAAGCAAAGGAAAAGATGACAGACTACGACATTGAACGGGGTATCTCAAATATCCAAGGAGCATATACGATCGGACAATCATCGCTGAATGATTATTTGAACAGCGGTGGTCAAGAAGAGGAAGCATGTGACCCATGGACATTGTGGGCACAAGCATCGAAGGGAAAAGGATTCACGGCACAGCAGATTACGACACTCATTTTTAACGTTTCAGTATTCATTGCCATGGCGGTAGGAGCATACCTTGCATTCGCAGCTGTTATCAGGCAATTCGACAATCGCTATGCTGGTCTATCCGAAACCATTGGGAAACTCATCGCAGTGTTTGCGAGAAACCTAAGTCAAAAAGCAAGTGCGGCAAAGCAAAATATTTCGGACAACATGAGAGGTATACCGGGTCCGATGGGTGTGTTGAAGGAGACGAGAACGCCGACTGCGGCAGTTTAAACACGATCGTGGTCATGGCGATTTGATTCGAAGAGATGTCCGTTGAATTCGTCCTCTCGACGCTCATCTGCCTGGCGCTGACGCTCGCGCTCATCCATCTCCTCAATCGTAAGCTCGCGCTTGGGCTTGTGAGTCTTGCGCTTGACCTCGGTCCAGCCTACATCATCTTCAATTCCAAGGTTGGTCTGTCGAGGAGCCTGGGGTAGAGGAGCAAGCTCTTCCTCATCCTCGTCCTCGTCGTGTCTTGCGTGATGTATGCGATTGTTACGCGACCGGAATCGCTCAATATCTTGGCGATCGGCAGCCTCCTGGAACTTCTTGTGTGCTGCCATGCGGCGGTCAACTTCAGCATCAACCGCCCACTTCTGTGCAAGACTAGCAAACTGATTGCCACCGAGAGAATCACGCGAGTTCATCGGGTGTGCGGTAGACAGGGTTGGGAAGTTGTTCTCATTCATCTCCATACGACGCTTCTGCTCTTCCTCTGCCTTGCGGGCAGCTTCGCGCTTTTCAGCCTCGCGATCAGGCCAGACGTTTCTGCGGTAGGGTGGGCGATAGGACGACATTTTTGCTGTTACTGGGGAGTGGGGTAGTGTATGAGAGTCCTCATAAACCCAAATCCGTTTTGAGAAAATGGAACCATCTACATACAACATACCAGACTCAACAATGGTTCTCGCTACTACCATCGCTGTGTCTGGAACATTAAGTGAAGTCAGTATTCCCAATAAGACTACAGATGTATTGGAATGGTTGCGTAAGAAGTACAAGCAACCCGGTCTTCAGTTTCAAGGAAAGTTGACTAGCGACGAACATTTCTTGGTTGTCTTCGCATGTCCTACAGAGGGGGAAGATGAAAACACAAATCCACACATCGTACCAGCTCCGTTTCAAGACGATACGTTCCAGGGTACGATCGTAGTGATGAAGTCAAACACGCAAAATACAGACGAGTATGACAAGCCTGCAACCGCATATTCGGATTTGCCATCGGCAGAGTATGATGAGTTTTACGCATCATGTTCCTTTGACGAAGAGGAGGACGAAGAGGAACTCGACGACGACGAAGAGAAGGACGAGTTACAAGGCGAGGAGGACGAGGAAGAGGGCGAAGAGACCGAACGAGAGGAACTCAGTGCGCATATGATTCATTGTGCGAACGTCTTTGTGGAACATCCTCTCCGAAACCTAGTCCGAGACAAGTTCCATTCTGAAGAGATTGAGAACGCGATTCTCAACAAGTGTGTGAACGACGCACAGCGGTGGTTGATTGATGTGGATTGGGAGTCCAAGACATTTACAGATATGTATCGGGCTCGTGCGATGAGTTTGTATGCCGCTCGTAAGCTGGCAGAGACCATGACTCCCGAAGAGTTTGTACACACTACCGAGGTTGACAGACATCCCGAACGTTGGATGAGCCGACTGAAGGAAGTGGCAGAGAAGGATAAGGCGTTGTATAGCCGCAAGACTACTGCTTCTGCTCAGATGTACTGCTCTGGGTGTAAGAAGAAGACTAACTGCGACTACTACCAGCTTCAGACTCGCTCCGCGGATGAGCCGATGACAACCTTTGTGACCTGCCTGGAGTGTGACAAGCGTTGGAAGTTCTAACTTTCAAGCAAGCGTGGAATACAAACAAATGGCAGAGGAGGTTCGCGAGGTCTTGAGGCAGTGGATTGGTGCAGACGATGAAATTCGTGTTCTTCAGCAGCAGATCAAGGCTCTCCGCGATCGCAAGAATCAGTTGGGTGGACAGGTTCTGGAGTTTATGCGAGGGAATAGCCTTGACAATTTTGTGATCGAGGGCGGGGGTGGTACGATTGCGCGTCAGCAGAGGACGGTTCGCCAGAGACCCAACAAGCAGGTGGTTCGCACTCAGATTGCTCTTTTGCTTGCGGATCAGCCTGATCGTATGGCAGAGGTTCTGCGAACGATGGAAGGACTCCCAGAGCCTGGACAGGAGCCGGATGCGGGAAGTGTCATTACCAAAGAGCTTCTTACGCGTAGACTTCCCCGCTCACAGCATATCAGCCTAGGATAATGAACGCGTGGATAGTGGCTATCTTCGTAGCAACGCTATATGTTCATCTTTTCAATGCGATTGCGAAGATGTATTTAGATTCGGATCGGACATTGGTATTCTCCGAATTGTATCGCAAGGTTATACCGCCAGTGAAGGTAAGCATTGAACTTTAAGAGGTGGACTGGAATACAACCATGTTTGAAGAGTGTAAGGTAGAACTGCTGGAGACATTCGGAAGTGATCTCACGGTTGTGAATGCTGCTCGAGTGTCTCTGGGAAAGCACGTAGACGAGTTCACAGAGAGGGATGCGAAGCTATGTAAGTATCTCGCACAGCATGACCACATTAGCCCCTTCTTCCATCCTCAAGCTCGTTTTCGCTTGAAGATGCCGATCTGGATGGCTCGTGAGTGGTTTCGTCATACGATTGGGTTTGCTCGCAATGAAGTCAGTCGTAGGTATGTGGATGATCCGCCTACCTTTCATCTTCCCGACTTTGTGAGAGGAAGAGCTGCAAACAAAAAACAGGGAAGTTTGGATGACGCACACCACGACAATGAGCTGATGATGAATGTAATTCGAGAGTCAACGGATGCGTCATTTCGCTATTACAAGGGACTGATTGAATCGGGTGTCCCTCCCGAGCAGGCACGTATGGTGTTACCTCAGAACATGATGACCGAGTTTATTGAAACGGGTTCTTTGGCTGCCTATGCGCGCCTGTGTAAGCTGCGGATGGGACCTGACGCACAGAAGGAGATTCAGGACGTTGCTCGGATGGTGTCAGACGCCCTAAGCAGTAAGTTCCCGGCGACATGGGATGTTCTAGTGTCTTCACCCGAATCGGCTCATTAAACTTGTACTCAATCACATATTTGTCTAGAAACTCGGGGAGATACACAGGAACATCTACAACTCTACACGTAGGGCAGAACTTGGGTCGCTCTACCTTCTCTGCGAGCTTGTAGCAGTTCCAGCCAATAAAGTCAAGATTACACGCATACCATCTCTTTCGCTCTGGAAGTTGAGGAAATCCTCCAAATCCAGATAGCATCTTAGGAACTTCAATTGTAGTGTCCATTCTGCGCAATGACATGGAAAAATACTTACCTTGTATACTTCAATCCGTTTTCAATCCTTTGTAATACGCACCTTTACCTTACGCTTGATAGTGGTCTTGGGTTTACATAATGCTTCCCAATCGGCAACACTCTTGATGGTGTTGCTCTTGAAGAGTTCGACCAAGCACCATCTATGGTCGGCATCCGCAGCACCGGATGCTGGAGGCTGGTTACAAACAGGGCAAGGCATCTTGACATTCTTACTGTGGGGGCGTTTAACCTCGGTTGATGTTCACGAATCCGTTTTGGATAGCCTGCCACAGAGCGGTCATACCACTCTCCTGGCGAGACCGCAGGTTGTAGGAGTGACTAGGCCGACGAGACGTCATGGGAATCTCAACCTCCTGCTGAGGCTCGGTCAGATATGCCTCCTTCTTCATCTTGACCATATCCGTATTCTTCCTCAGATTGCGACGCAGGAACACAGGCGTGGACTCGTTCTGAAGCTCGCGGATCCTGTTCTGGACACGCTCCTCACGCTCCTGGTTGGCCATCATACGAGCATGCTCCAGACGGATCTCTGCTGCGTACTGCTTGTTCTTCATGTCCGTGAAACGCTTCAGTCGCTCCACACGACGGGCCAGACTGCCGTGAGTCCTGGCACCGTAGCTCTGCAGAGCCTCGTTCACCTTGATGCTGTAGAGATAAGAGTTCGTCATTCTTGCTGTTGGGGGATGTGATAGTAGTGATCAAGTGGAACACAAATCCGTTTTGACAGGAAACGCTGAAATGAAAAAGAGGCTTCTTGGGTAAGTCACCTCTTTTGTCCATCCTTATTACGCGTGTCGACTCCATCGCGATCACTCTTTTACGTGTTTTGATACCACGAGACCCTATCGCGAATGATCCAATGATGCGGGCTGTTTAGGGAGCCACCCTACAGACTACTTTTCCTGACGTACACAAATCCGTTTTGAAGAGTTCGGGGAAACTCTGGTCGCCAAAATGGATTCGTTCGTATCAGGGCATACGGACTACCCCCCACTTCCCATATACAGTTCAAAATGCCAGTCACTACCCGTTCCCAGAAGAAGGCCGCAGCCGTGGCTGCTGCGGAGCTTAAGAAGGCAACTCCGCTCAGCTTTGACGAATTCATCTTCCACCTGATGAGCGGGTTGAGCTTCTATTCGTGGTATGGTCCCAGCTCACTAGACGTGGTGTTGGGGAACACAATGGGTCGCAAGATTGTACGAAAGAAGACCCTGAATGTTCAGTTAACAGAGCTGAGCACAGATCGCAGGTGGATTGCGACAACTCCTCTCATCCTCGCGGTTCAGCAAAAGGGTGATGCGTCTGAGTTGATTCGTGAGATGGTGAAGGTCCACGGTTGTGACCCGAACTTCAAGAGTCGGCATGGTAGGTCGCCACTCTATCACGCGATCTGCGTAGGTAACAAGGAGCATGTAAAGACATTGATTGAGTGTGGAGCGGTCGTTGCACGAGAGCGTCACTACAGTCCGGTAGGTGGACCCAATTTGGATGGCGGATGGGAGGATGTTCCGGTTGATGTATGGTATGCGCAGCTTACAGCTTGAAGCGCCGTTTGAAATCTGTGATACTACTTTTTAATGTGGGCTTATTCCACAACACCCATCGAGACAAGGCGCCCGGAGTCGTAGGATCATTCCAGTTCTCGCCCATACCACGGTGTCTACGCAAATAACGAGCTCTACGAGTCACATCCTTGTGCTTCGTAAAGTCCGAGTACCCTTTTTGCCCGAAAGGAGTCACAATCTCGCGTCCGTCCGGTTTCTCAAACACCGCGTCCCACTTCTTTTCCTTGTTGTGACTCTTGCGAACTGCCTTCAAAGTCAATCTACGTCTTGTTTTCATCTTTGTTTAGAACAACGAAATGAAAGAAGCAATCCGTTGGTCTCTGGATGCTTCCTTGTCTGCGCAATGGTCTACGCTGTTTGTGAATGGGTTTTCCTTGTATCAAACACTTGCTCCTAAAGACCTGATTCTCCAGACTGTCTTGTGGATTGAGACATTTGTACAGGTTATAGAGTTGGCGTTCTATACATGGTATTCCTTCTACTTTCACTCCGTGGCTGAAGCGACGTTCTATCGCTACCATGACTGGGTAGTGACGACGCCATTAATGTTGTTCTCGACCATGATCTATTACGAATACAAAAACAAACCGGAAGAGGAGGTGACATTGGAATCCTTCTTACAAGAGCACTGGCAAGATGTGCTAGTAGTCTTTGGATTCAATATGGTGATGTTGGTGTTTGGATATCTCTATGAAGTGAAGATGATAGACATCATTACCTCGCAGGTATTGGGATTCATTGGCTTTGCCGGATCGTTCTATGTGATTTGGGACAAGTTCGCATCCAAAAACCCTGAGAACTACTGGCTCTATGGATTCATGTTTGTCGTTTGGGCGTTGTATGGAGTCGCAGCCATGTTCAACAGCGTATGGAAAAATGTATCATACAACATACTTGACGTTATCGCTAAGAACTTCTACGGCTTGTTCCTATCTTACCTGATCTATCAGAAAGCTTCCAACCACGCAGCCCTCTCGGGTTCTGGAACTGCGAACTCTGTGAAGAACGCAGTCGCTTGACGGATCTTCTCTTCCGTTTCTACTTCCAATGCAGCAATCGCAGCCATCTTGTTCTGGAGCACTTCACCAAATGGAACTGGTGGAGCAAAGGTCTCATCAAAACCGACCAACACATTACACAACCGGCTGATGTGTCCATCACAGCACATCCCAATGCTCTCAAAGCACTCTTCAAACGCCCGCTGATAGAGCTCACTACGGGTTTCGTTGTTCGCAGTCTTCCGAATGAGCATGTAGAGACCATCCAACGCCTTGCGGTAGAGCGAGTCGTTGTTTGTACGACATGATCGGGTATCATACCATCGATGCATATCGTGCACCGTTCGGACCACCTTCTCCCAATCTCCATACGACTTGAGCAACCAACGAGATGCAAACCACTCAGGTGCTCGCAATGTTCCAGCAGTCTTGGCTTCCTCCAGAAGCTTCTCTAGACCCTTGTTGGTTTGTTCCGACACCGCCCGTGTATGGACATTCTGGCGATCCGCAGCAATCGCCGCAAGGTTGTTTCGGGGAGGAGGCGGTGGCAATTGTAGTGGAGGCACGACTTGAAGGTTGGTAAGGTCGGGCGGATTCCCGACACGGCCATTGATGTTCCATCTCCAATATCGGTCAAACTGCCAGCGATGGAGAAAGTCGGGTTCAATCACCGCCGGGTTCATGAAGAAGCGGAAGCATATCGTATAGCGATCGTCATCAAACTCACCTTGACGATGAAGGAACACATGATCCATGACTTGTTGCCAGGTCATTGCGGGGACCTGAGCATGGTACCAGTTTACAACGACTTGTATATGTAATTCACGTTGACGCTGCAGTTCTGCTGCGGCTTGTCGCTCTGCTTGTCTTGCCGCTACTGCCTCTCCGTGGCGGTCACAGAGAAGAGCATTCCCTTCACAATCTCGTCCACACCAACGCGTGCTTCCGTTAATCCAATGATGACATGTTCCCGGGTGATGATGTTGCTCTGCCACAACAACCGTCAGAGGTCTGCGGGCAATAACACGTCTGTGATACACTTCCCAATGGGTTCTGCAGAAATGAAGGTGATTTGCGTCCAGATGAATGAAGCCACTTTCGGGGCGTTGGCACCGATCGCCGTTTGTCTTGAAACCTTGGCACTGCGGCATTTTGAACTGTGGGAGGGATGTCGCTTGTTCCTTGCGGAGAGGCTTTCCGTTTTCACCCCAACTAAAAAATGGATTCATGTAGTTGACATGCACACTTAGAAGGCCTCAATCCAAGCATCTCGCTCGGCCATCGGAACCTTCAGCTCTTCAAACACAGCCCAAGCTTCACACACCTTGAACTCCACACCAATATCCCTCTCGGCGATCGCAGCAATCCGCTGCTGGAGTATCTCACCGATCGGGACCTCTGCCTTGACTTCTTCTGTGAAGCCGACTAGCACGTTGGCCAGCCGGCTGAGGTGGCCCTGACAGCACTTGTCCACAGACTCGAAGGCCTCTTCCCAGAGACGCTGGGTCAGCTCAGCCCGTTCCTTGTGGACCTTGATGCGTGCCCACAGGCCGTCCAGCATCCGCTTGTAGAGCAGGTCATCCTTCTTCACACAGTCTCTACCATACCAGTAATGTACATCCCGCATCACCTTCTTGCGCTGGGACTTGTCTGCCCAGGCGGTTTCCAGCTCGGCCAAGGTGTTCTGGCCGGCCGGCACCTCGGTCTTCAGAAGGTATTCTTGCGCTTCAGAAGTCTGGGCCGACACCTCCTTGGTGTGAACGTTCTGAGCGTCGAGCGCTAGCCGTTGGAGACCCGTTGTCGCCTTGGCCGTGGGCGCCACACGCTGCCTGCGGTAGAACTGCCATTCCTCAAGGAGGTTCAAGATGATGCCGTTATGTGTATGTTGGTTGATCCAGCCGGCATCGAACGCAGCATCCACAAGAATACGGACCTGGTTAAACTCGGTGATCAGACCTTGGCCCCAGAGGATGTCCAGTGCCTCGGCTTCGACCAGGCGGCCACGACGATCCTGCTCGCGCCGGTCGGCCACCGTCCGGTGGAGCTTACACATGACGTCACCTTCGGCACACTGCTTGGAGCAACGGCTACCATCCGCCTTCTCAACACCGCACAGGTTCAGGTCAATTATCGTGACCGCCGCATTCTTGTGGCGGCCACACGTGTTGAAGCCAACCCTTGCCTTACAGGGGCAAGGGCGGCCTGCTGACGTCACTGCTTCACATGTAGCCATCTTGTTCTGTTCTGTATGGGGGCCGGGGGCAGTCCGTCCAGCCTGCCCTGAACAGATCCGTTTTGGCTCGGATTAACTTCGGGGAAACTCGGATAAACTCAATCGGACTTTATCCGAACCAACTCTTCAAAACGGATTCGTGAGCGTCAGGCAACACCTACTCCATGGCTACCTCAACAGTAACCCGGCTGGCGCCCGTAACCGCCCGTGATGGAGTCGACACACGCCCGGAAGGGGAAAAGGACAACTCAGGAAAGGCTGCGGCCGGAACTGGGGAGACAACCAGCGTGGGGGTAGCCCACGTGCGAGATGCGCAGACCGCTGCGATTACATACCTGATCCCGCCCGGTGCTGAGGTGGAGGGGTCAGCGATCAACGCCTACTGGACCAACTACCTGCGGACCGCAGAGAACTACGTCCAGGGCGACCCGTTTGAGCACTTCAAGTTCACCTCCTTCAAGTACCAGCAGGGGTTCAACGAAGCTGACATCAAGCGTGAGTGCTACAAGCTGGGTGCTGGCGAGGAGATGCTGACCGTCTATCGCCAGTTCTACAACAGCTACGTGACAGAGTACCGGGAAGATCCTACCCCGAGCAACCTGAAGTACGCACTGAACATGCTGGCCGAGTACAACAAGGAGCTGTCTGACCAGACCAAGGCGGCCAAGCTGATCCAGCAGGCCTACCGGGCGTTCAAGGCACCCAAGGTCCAGATCTCCGAGACCGGCACCCTGATCGCGGAGGACGACCGTGAGGAGGAGTACGGCAAGTGCGTGAAGTGCGACGAGCCTCGGATGGGTGATTGGGTTGAGCTGTGCGCCTACTGCTACTGGGACGAGGACGCTGAGATCAAGCGTAAGCGCCGGGCCGCCCGCGACGCCTTCTTCGGTGTTGCCAAGCGCCAGAACGCAATCCCGCCGGCTGACCTGACAGTCGGTTTCGTGCTCGTGCCTCAGCCCGAAGTGGACATTGACGCGCTCATCGCTCGAGCGATCTGTCCCAAACAGGTGTCTGGATGGGAGGAGTTCTGGGTCAACCTGCGCCGACCTCCGCCGATTCGTATCCCGAAGCCCAAGTACCCCTGCAAGTGTGGAGCCGAATCCACGACCAGGGTGAAGAGCAGGAACATGTGCGAGCCCTGCGCCGACCTGGCGATGAACGTGGGTGAGTGCTACGAGTGCGGAGAGTTCGCCCCCAGGCCACACCGCGAGAAGATGTGCTACGACTGCTGGGACGCCTACCTGGACCGCATGGACCAGGAGGAAGAGCGCAATCGTTACGAAGGCCGCTGGTGGTGGTAACTAACAAAACCGAACTGAAAACAAAACAAAGCAAAAACAAAAAAGTGTTGGAGGCCTGTCCTCCTTTTTCCTTGGGACTTTTG